ACGCCGTTCATTCATCAGCGTTCCCATCACAATACCTTGGACTTGACGGGCGATCTGCTTCTGGGCTTCCGCGCCAAGGCTTTCGCCTGTGTTTTCGACGGTGATGTTGATACCCCCGTTGACGATGGTGTCGCCGCCTCCAGCCAGTTGGTTGTTAGGCACGATGGACCCGCTGCGGCCAGGCACAAACAGTTCTGGACCACGCTCGCCGACAAGATATGTCGAACCGCCGGTGACGGGGCCTCCGTTGGCGCGTGGCTTAAACAAGCCACCTAGCAATCCGCCTCCAGTGCCGGTACCTGACATTGCGCCAAACAGCGCCATATTGATGGCTACGTCCAGCACTTTATTGGCAATGTTTTTCAAGACGCCACTAGCTACTTCGCCTAGCGTCTTGGTGCCATCGATGGCACCTTGTATTGCATCGACAATGCCCGATTTAATAGACATGCCAATGTCGGTGTATACATCTTTCAGCTGCTGGGCGGCAGTCTTGGCCGCTTCTTGCTCTTTGGTGAGCTTTTGAATCTCGGCAATTTTCAGGCCAAGCGCTTGTCTGTCTTCATCGGTCAGGACAATACCTGCTCTTTTAAGTGCATTTTCAATTTCCAATAGTTGCAATGCTTGCTGCTGAGCTTCTGTCACAGCAGATACCTTGATCCTTTGCACATCAAGGCCAGCCAGCGCATCGGCAATCGCTTGCTGCTGCTGGCGGTATTGCTCTTCCGCTTTGCCTGTTTGCTCGGCAAGCAGCGTATTGATTTCTAGCTCAAGTCCAAGCCTTTTTGTTCTGAGATCATTGGTAGTCTCATCAAAAGCCATGGCGGCTCGAGCCTTGTCTTGCTCAGATGCGATAATCTCTGCCCGCACTCCCGCCCGCTTGGTTAATGTTTCATCGATAGCGCCAATCTGGTACTTGATATTTAGCAGCTTTGACGAGTATTCAACCATTCGTTGTGCTTGCTGCGGATTCTCACTTGCGGCTGCGGTGTTCATCATCTTTGCAGTGGCCGCAGACAGTTTTGCCTGCTGCTCTTGCAGCCTGCGCCCGATATTGCCGCCGATTAGATCGTCAATGTTGAGCGCTTTGCTGCGTTTCTCCTTCTCAGTTCCTGGCAGCAGTGCTGGGGTCGCAGGTGTAGTGGCTTGTCGTGGTGGCAGCAGAGTGCTACGCCCAGTTGGTGCCACAAGGTCTAGTTTTTTGTCAAGGTCTTTTTGTAAGCTGGCTCGAAGCTTGCGCAATTCAACGATCTTTCCTTGTATTAGCTTTTCTGCGTACGGAGATGCGTTTTTGAGTTGCGACTGATTAGCGGCAATCATTTTGTCAAGATCGCCGATCTGCTGCTGCAGTGTTCCTGTGTCCTGTCCTCGTAGGTCGGTTAAAAAGCTTTTATACTGCTGCTTCATGAATTGCAAGTTGCTGGCAAAGCTGTTGGCTAGCTCTGTCAGGTCTGTAATAACTTGGGAAATTACGGGCGAGAGGGTCTTGCCAATTTCGCGAGCGAGGCCGTCGATGGAATCTTGCAAGGTGCTGAACTTGCCTTGCAGCGTATCACTCTGCGCGATGGCGCCATCTGCATATTTACCGCCTGCGTTAGTCAGTCGAATAACCGCAACCTCAACTGCCTCGGCTCCAATGCGGCCTTTCTCTAGCGCTTTCTGGAATTCCTCACCAGAAAGCCCATACATCTTGCGTAACTCTGCTTGCAGCGCCACGCCGCGCTCTTGGAACTGCAGCAGCTCCTCGCCTTGCAGCCTGCCTTTGGCCTGCACCTGACCATAAGCGGTAACCAAGCCTTGCAGCTCAGCACCTGTAGCGCCGCTAACATCAGCCAGCCGCCTGGTGGTTTCTACAACTTTCTCTGTTTCAACGCCAAACGCTTGCAATCGTTTAGCAGAATCAATCAACTCGGTGCTAGTGAATGGCGTTACAGCGCCCAGCTGTTGCAACTCTTTGATGATCTGCCCAGCTTTTTCTGCGCTGCCGGTCAATACCTCAAGGCTGCGCGTTTGGCTTTCTAGCTCGGCCGTCTTGGCAAATACAAACTTAAATGCCTGCAGCGCGCCAAAGGCAATAGCGAGCTTGCCGGCGGCAGCAGCAACACCATTAAACGCCTTTTCTGTCGCGCCTGCCTGCGACTGCACCTCGCGCAGCTTGCTAACAGCATTGCGGCTGTCAACGTTAATCGCAACATTAGCGACGACAGACACAGCGCAACCCTACCGCCTTTGCTTCATTCTACGCTCCTGCTCCTCGTTTTGAAGCTCAAAGTAGCTGCTCCAAATCAGCAGCTCCTCTAGCGTCACCTCTTGATTGAGCCTAGCCAAGCTATAGCCAAGCTCCTTTGCAACGCCAAGCTGCAGCAACAGCAGATTGTCTTTACTTAGCTCCTTCTTTAATGCTTTTCATGTCCAGCTGCTCGGCATCCTCTGGATTAGTGATGATCGCCAGCATCATGCCTTGCAGGTCAGCATCTAGCACCTCTTCCTTGAGTTCGGCAATTTCACCGGCCGCAAACAAGCGCTTGCCGGTGTCGTCCATTGCCTTGGTAACCAGCAAGTTCAATGCAAAGCCATTGGTATTGTTGCCGCCAGGCATGTTCTCTGCGCGCTCGCGTTCGGCCATTGTGAGTGGCGCGGAGTAAAACTCAAACACGCTGCCATCGGTTAGCGTTACAACCCGCTTGGTTGGCGTCAGGTTGGCTGCTTTCTTGAGGCGAGCAAGCGCGGATCCCATAAAAACTGGTGAGCTAGGTGTACTCTAAGCACAAAAAAGCCCCAGCGCAAGCCGGGGCAATTTGCTATCAGGCGCTGGTACTGAAGTCAAACGTCGGCACGCCAGCCGGACGGAAGGCAATTTCCACCTGCTGGGCATCGTCAGGATTGACGTTCAGGCTGGCCGAGGTCAACACTGCATCCATGGCAATACTGCGGCTCAGCGCCTCAGTCCCCTGCTTGTCGGTGTACAGCTTGAAGGCGCAGCCTACCTGCTGACGCTGCAGCACGTCTTCCACCATGCGGTTAGACAGTGCAGCGTCTTCGTTGGTCACGTAGACGGTGGCAGTGCCATTGCCGTCGGCAAAACCAGGGATGTAGGCACGGAAGGGTGCATACTGCCCAGCGGCTTGGCCGATGGTGGTCACGTCAATCTCAGCGCGGCTGATCTCAAAAGACCAAGACTGCACTTGCCCAACGGCAGCAAAATCGGCGTAGTACACCTCAAACTCGTTGGGTGCCACTGCCGTGCCGTCGTCAGTGATGGCAAGGATGGTGCCGCCGGCAGCCGTGGAGACGGTCAGCGCACCGGTGGCAGCTGTGTAGGACAGCACGTAGTAGGTGGTGGCAGCCGAGATGGGCGCAGGCAGGGTGCCGGTGCCAGCCTCACCAGTTTGGCTGTTGATGACGCGGAACTTGACCGGATCGCCAGCCTTGAAATTCAGGTACGGCTGAACGGTGATAACATCCGTGCTGATATTCACGCCAGTTTCCGGGAAATTCCCGTTAGTGCCGGCGGGTTTGTAGTAGAGGGCGCCGGACGTACCGGACAGAACAGTAACAGCCATGTTGTGAACGGTAGTGGCTGCGCTCAGTCTAAATAGGCTTCAAACGTTGCGGTCAATTGGGTCTGGTAATACGGCTGTGGCGCACCAGGCGTTACCTGCGCCGGCCCGGATACCGGATCAAAGATGATGCCTGATACAGTCACGCGATCAAACAAGTCCTTAACCCGCTCGGCAATGGTGAAGTTGGCTGCAGTGCCAGTACCGATGGGCGTAAAAATGTTCACGGTCAACACGCCATTGTGGCGGTTAAACCCTGCGCCACCTGTAGGCAGGAGCGTGGCATAGGCGTTGTCGCCAAAACGGATGAATGCCTGCAGCCACGGTGCATTGTTTGGTGGCGTAAATGGCACGTTCTGATAGCTCACCGGATATGCCGGTGCAATTGCCATTTGCGTAGCAATGCGCCCTTCAATGGCAGCACGGACATCATTGATGGTGCTGATCATGATTCCCTGCCGATGCGTGCTGCAGCAATTCTGACTCGGCCTTGCACGTCCTTGGCGATGCCTTGGATCCAGCCGGCCCGCCCACCAGGCGCTCCGCTGGTTTGCTTGCTGCTGCCATTGGCCAAAGGCTCGGCATATGGCAGATTGTTGTGGACTGAATAGATATTGCCAATTGTTTCTTGGCTGTAGCCAATGCGCGCCAGTGGTGGTGCGCTGCCGTAGCTGCCAGGTGCTGCAATGCCTCCCGGTGCTGCATTCTCGCCTACCTGCCAGCTGGCACGGAAGCGGCCGGTGTCCACAGGACTAGCTTGTTTTAGCAGGCTGTCAGTTTCCAGCACCGATGCACGCAACAGCTTTTCCATTTGCTGGCTGGCGTAATCGCCAATATCACCAACCCGTATGGTGCGTGCCATTAGTCCCTCAGGATTAACTCATAGGTGATGGCGGTGTTGTCCTGCTCAATGGTCCGTGCCTCGATCACTTGCAAGCTGCGGCCACCGATGACGACGCGATCAGCTGTGGTAGGTGCGTTGGCCAGATCAGCCGCTGCAATGATCAGCCGCTTGTCGCCTGCTTGGATCAAATCATTGACCTCGCGCAAGGTGACATTTTCCAGCACACCTTGAACTGCTGTGTCAGTCGTGGTCTCAACAGCGGCACCAGTTACTGGGTTGTAGCTACCCATCGTGACGCGGCGGATGGTCGCCTCACCGCCAAACCGCGCCATTAGCTTGCTGGCAACCTTGCGTAGCGGGTTAGCTAAAGACATCAGGCCACCTGCACTGCAGTCAGGATAATGCCAGGGATAGATGGATGCGCCGGCCCTGATGGCGACGATGGCAGTGATTGGATGCTAGCGGCTACATTTGTGGTAGACCAAATTAACTCTAGATAGTCGTTAGCGGCAAGTTTTAAAACGTAGTTGACGCAACCAATAACGTGACCATCAACGCCGCCATGACTAGAAATAATGCTGAATTTGCTATCTGACGCAGGTATGTCCCCGCTGGCGCCGCTGTCATTCTTGCGTAGCCAGATGTTGATGTCGTGAATCGATGTGCTGGTATTTACAAATTGGACCGAATAAATGATGCTGTAAACACCACTGCGGGAAAACGTAACGCGCGAA